CCGCCGAAATACTGGCCGTTCGCGTCCTTGGACAGGCGGATTGCCTGATAGTCGGCAGGGTTGATGACCACGGCGTCGGCGGAGAAGCCGGTCGCGGTGGCGATATCCGTGGTGGCCGCGAAGATGCGGTCGGGGTCGGAATCGTTGGCCTGCGCCTTGGTCTGGATTTCGCGGTTCAGAATGCCCTTGAGATTCGGGTCGGTGCCATCGCCGGACAGGAGTTGAATCTCCTCCTGCAGCTTCAGGTTGTACTGGGCGTGCTGGTTGATCTCGGACACGACGAACGGCAGGTCTTCCGCCATATCGTCTGTGATCTTCCACCATGCGGCGACCTCGTGCAGGCTGTCGGACACCCAAGTCGGATCCGGCATGTGAATCTGAGGCTTCTGCGCGCCCTCGGCGACGGTGGTGGCGTTGCCTTCGAGGGAGCCGTAGACCGGATATTTGATGGTGGTGCCGCTCATGGTGCCGGACGCGAAAAGGTCGGCGATGACGAGCGGACGCTCATACGGCCATACGCCGTTCTGATCGGTTTCAGTAAGGAACGGCGCGTAGGCTCCGGACGCTCCACCTGTGACCTGAGTGTCGGAAGCAGCCTTGAATTCCGGAGTGGAGAACAAGCCTCCCTTGGTTGCGAGCACGCTCAAGCCCTTCTCCTGCAGGGACTTGACGTAGAAGTCGCCGAGGGTCTTCGCCTCGACGCCCTTACGTTCGGTCTTCGAGGTTCCGGCGAGACGGTCGAGTCCTTCTCCGGCTTCCTTGAACAGGTCGATGCGCTCCTGCAGCTTCTTCGCCTCGGCGTAATGCTGCTTCAGCTCCTCCTGCTCCTTTTCGGTGATGTTATCCATTCCCTTGGCGAGGATGGACTGTGCCGCCTTCTTCTCGGCGGCGAGATTGTCCATGAGGTTCATGGCACCCCTTTCGGTTAGTGTTCCAGCGAGAAGAAGTCGCTGATGGTTTGATATTCCTTGGCCCACTGCGGGTCAAAGCTTTTCTGGTCTTTCTTCTTCGGGTCATCCGTGGAATCGTCCGGCTCGTCGCTGGAATCATCCGTGGAGTCATCGGACGAATCGTCCGGCTTCTTGTTGTCGGAATCGATGCCATCAAGAACCTCGTGCAGGCTGTCGAGGGCGGCACGGAGCTTGCTCTCGTTGGAGGCGCTGATGGCTCTACCGCTCTTGACTTCAAGCACCTCCGCGCCCTGATTCGCGGCCACCTGCACAAGGGAAATCTCGAACAGTTTCAGCTGGCGAATTTCACGGTATCCATCCCAAGCGCTCTTGCCATCCTGGACGAACGCGGTCTCCTCGGCGATGAAGCCGATGCTCATCTGGTGAATAAGCCCGCGTTTCAGCAGGTCGTATGCGCGCTTGCCTTCCGGCAGGTCAAGGTCGAGGCGTGCGGTGACGAGCAGACCATGTTCGTCCTCCACCGCGCTCAACGTCTCACCGATGATGTCGGTGGGCTTATCGTCCTTGTGCTGCCAGTGGATCGGAATGCCCGCGCCGGAACCTTGGAAATCGTTCTGCAAAGTATCGGCGAAAGCACCCTTGACGATCACGTCATCGTACAAATCCTTGTCCCATGTCGAGGCGTAGCCGCTGAACACGCCCTCGCCTTGACTGTCATCAAGGGATTTCAGCTCGAAGCCCTTGAAATCAAGCCTCATGATGTTTCCTCCTTGGTGAGCGCGTCCCATTCCATGCGGAATTGCGCGTCATACCGGTAAAGCCGTTTGAATTCGGCGAGCATCGCTTTCGCGTCCTCGCCGTTGACCGGATTGTTCTCCTGCGCGTTCTGTGTGCGCCCGCCGTCCTGCGGGCTGGGTTGCCCGCCCTCGCTGACGTTCAGCGGTGTGATGAGCTGGTCGCCGCCAGGCACGCGCGGCATGTCCAGAATCTGACGTGCCTGATTCGTAGTCATGAAAGGCCTGCCGGTAGCAGTGCTCAGCGCCTGATACTGTTCGGACGTGGTGCCGCGGAGTTTCGCGTCAACATTTGCCTTGATGTAGCAGTCCGGCTCGCCCACAGCCTCTGGAAGGCTGAGATTCAAGGCTTCTTCGAGAGCGACGATGTATGGCATGAGCTCCACATTCCACAACTGTTCCTTGTAGGCGCTGATGTTGGAATTCGTGCCGGTTCGGAAGCCGACGTTTTCCGGGGAAATCTGGAAAGCATTGCACACCGCGATATTGATACGGTCACGCGCCTCCAAATCGTTCACATCCACAGGTTTGAAGACGTTATCCAATGGACGCATCTCCATGCCATCCTTAAGGACGGGCCAGCCACCCTCACGACCACCATTCTGAATGAAATTACGCAATCCATTGGTGAAATCGTCGTAATCCTCCTGAGACAGCCACGGCATCTCCTTCGGCCGATACACGTAGCCTCCGGCCTGCATGCCGTTCTTGGCGATACCACGCCGGTAATTGGCCATCGCCTTGGCCTCCGCCAAGAGCGGACGAAGCACGTTGGCCACACTGTCGCCGAACCGGAGGCCGGAAATGAAGCCGACGTCCAAGTGCACGCGCGGATCAGGCAGGTCAAAATGCATGGCCTGCTGGCTGTCCATCGTCAGCAGATTCACGCCGGTAATCTCGCCGAAAGCGTTGCCGGAAAACTGATAGCAGTCAGAAGGGATGCGACGAAGAGTGAAACGTCCACCGTTCACGCCCAGGAGCATGAGCCACCGGTCATCGAGCAGCATGTCACGAAGAAGCATGCTGATGAAACGGTATCGGGTCATGCCAGGCAATGGCGAAGGCCGCTTCATCAGGTCGGCCAATGCGCCACTGGTGACCTCCTCGGCGTCACCATCGGCGTTCTTTCGATATACCTTGAATGGCAGCGAGGCTATATTGCGGGTGATGAAGTCAACCACGACGCGCACCGCATACTCTCGGCAGTAGATGCCGGAAGCGTACCCGTAGAAATCCATGTCGGACGGCCAACTATCGCCGTTCGCGAGCGGAATGCTGGTCGCCGGCGTCGGACGCTCGTCGACTTCGGCCATCTTCATGCCGATGACCGCGGCGTTATTGTGGAGGAGCCGGTCAAGGAATCCCATCAATACTCCCCTCTTTGTGAAGAATCTAGAATCTGACCCTCACGCCTTGCGAGGGCTCGTATTTCGGTTTAAGCACTTCAGCCTGCATGGTCTCCAACGCATACAATGCCTGCGATTCGGCAACCAAGCCGGAAATCTGCAATGCTGATTTCGTCCTGTCCCACACCTCGACCTCGCCGAGCCTACGGGACACGGCCACCGAAACCTGCTGTTCGATGGCAGGCTGCGGAAGATGCCGCAGCTTTCCCTCACGCACACGATCATGGAAACGACCACAGCACGCGCCCAACCGGAAGCCTTCGATGAGATGCACCGTCCACCCTTTTTCGGTGAGCGGGTCGATGAAATCGACTGCCGGACAACCCTTCGACTGCACAGCAATCTCGCAGATGCCCGGCCAGCTCTCACGAAGCAGATCCAAAAAGTGCGGCACCCACAGCATTCCGTCACGACGGGCGATCAACTCAACATGAGGCAAACCGTCAGCACGCATTCCGGCGGCGGCCACATACGTGGTCTTACGGTCAGCGCTCGTATCCACGGACAGTACGACGCGATTGCCGTCCGGTATCGTGGAACGCAAGTCGATGCCGCTGGCCCACATTTTCGGATTGATGAAAGGAATGATGTCAGCCGTGACCCACTGGCACAGGACTTCGGTGCGGAACGCCGCCTCGGTCATGCCGTCAATATCGGATCTGACGCTCATGACGGTCATCGGCCCATAGCCCAAGGACGGGTTAGCCTGGCGAATAGCGTCGGCATCATCCACCGGACACTTGTCAGGCGCAGACCACTCGAAATAGCCGAACGATCCATCCTGCTCGCCGGACAGGAACACGTCGGCCGGATTGCCACCGTCGGCGCTCAGGCGCGTCCACTCGTCAACAAGCTTGCGGCCCTTGTCCACCTGCTTGCGCAACGCGACGCTGCGATAATCGCCAGCGTTGGAAATGCCCCATAATTGGCTCGACCAGACGGCCTTCGTGGTCTGCGACACCGCATTCCAGCCATCGTCCGTATGCTGCTCACGCAACTCATCGAACACCACACGGGCAGCGCTCTTCGCGCGGATATTCTTATCGGCGCGGACGATATACCGCGCCTTCGAGCGGGTGATGATCGCTTCCTCGCCGTTGGTGTTGACGAATTTCTGCGTCATCGCGGCGAGATCCGGAATCACCAGATCCGCTTCCTCATCGGTAGAAGGCTGAGGATTGCACCATTCTTTGACCTGATTGTAAGGCCCCTTCGCATTGTCCAACGTCTGCGCCGCACCAACCACCAGGAACTTAACGGGCGGCACCCTGTCGGGATGCTTGTTTGAATCGACGAACAGCCACCATGCGGCCAAAACGCCCATGAGCGTTGTCTTGCCGTTCTGGCGGGCGACAAGCACGATGACCTTGCGGAAACGATACGAACCATCCTCAAGCAATTCGAGCGCATGAACTAAAAGCCACTGCTGCCACGGATACAAATGCACGTGCAGCATGATCTCCGCGAACGCGATCACCGCGAAACCATTGCTCGTCTCCTTTGTCAACGGCCTGAGCGGTGGCGTGAAGACACGCGGCAGGGTCACGCCATGCCTCTCATCGTCGATGGCGCCGAAAACCTCCAGATTCTCCGCCGCCATCGCAACCTCCTCAGCCGAAACGCTTCATGAAATCATCCATCGCGATAACCTTGTCGCTCTTCGACTCCTCGGCCTTCGGCTCAGGCTTCGCTTTCGCGGGACGCCCGACCTTGGCGGGCTCCACCAGCGTCAGACCAAGCGACTGGCAGTATTTCAAAAACGTCGGAACCGACACATTGTCCAATTTCCCGTTCTCGTCGATGAAACCAGTCCTGCGAATCGAATCAATCCGACCCGCAAGCACGCGAGCAACGGCCACGACAGCCGCATTCTCAGCACGCAACGACTTCGCATTCCGCAAAGACCTCTCCAACGCGTCCGCCACGGGCTCATACGGAAAACGACGCTCGGAAACACCCTTCTTGACTGTCATAGAGCCTCCTTCGCGCGCGACCCCTCAACAAAAAACATTATCGGGGAGAGGAAGAGCAACCACGCGGACAGTCGGTCGGTCTTCGTTGGTTTTCAGGATTTCACCGCCCCTATCCCGTCGGGGTTGGTTTCGAATGCTGTTTGGAATGCGTTGATTGCGTTTTTGAAGCGTTTGATGAGTTCGTTTGTGCTTGGTGGTTTGGGCGCGATGAGTGTGGTGTATGTGTCTCCGACCTTGTAGTTGTTGACTTCGTTGTGGGTGATTTTGATTGGGATGTTGACGGTGAATGAGCTGATTGGGAATGTCTTGTCGTTGATTGTGGCGGTGAGCTCTAGTGTGACTGGCTGCTGTGGCATCATTGCCTCCTTGCTCATGCTGTTGTTATCCATTGTCTTGAGAGTGTTCCGATTGGTGCTGGCGGGTCACTGTTGCCTCTTAGTCGGTTGCAGCTGGTGTGAGATGGTTTGAAGCCTGCTGGGTCGAATTGCAGTTCGGGGTGCTTCGAGACGGGATAGAGGTGATCGAGATTGAATGAATCATCGGTGGTGTTTTTCGTCGCCTCGTAGTCGATTGGCATACCACACAACCAGCAGACTGCATGCTGTGCCTTGCATTGGTTGAAGAATGCGGCCTTGTCTTTTTCGAATTGGCGGCTTGTCTTGCGCGTTCTTCCTGGCATGTGGTCACCGCCTTGTGGTGCTTCGGGCTGGAGTCGAACCAGCGCTTGTGTGGGGTGCACTGTCTTTTTATCATCACGAGCATTCGATTTAAAGAAGTAGGAAACCATGGCCGGTAAGGTATCCGTCCTAGGTATCTGTGCTATCCCTCGTGCTCTGCCACTGAGCTACCGAAGCTGGATATGAAAAATGGTCCAAACCATTTTCTGGCTGGACCATTTCATTTTACAAACATACGACAGTATAGCATTTCAACGGTGACAGTCAAGTAGTGCGGCCAGTTCGCCGAGGTTGAACACATACTGCCGCTTGTGTTCTGTCGGCGTGGCGTGCGACAGTTTGCCGCGTTTGAGCCATTGGCTGATGAGGTTGCGTGATACGGTCAGGCCGTATCGTTTCAGCTCTTTGGCCGCGCCGCTTGGTGTGCCGATGATTCGCACTTCCCATAGTCTTTCGTCTCGTGCTGCTTTGATTGCCGGCGCAGCCCATTCCATGTGGCAGTCTGGGCATGTGACCGATTCGGCTTCTGGCGTGCCGGTGAGCAGGCTGTGG